ATATAATATTAAACGCATGAACTTTTGCGTAAAAAAAAAATAACATAAAAAAAAATAAATAGAATTATGGCAAAAACATTTAGGTATCAACATCTTAAGACCTCAACAAATGGTGCTACTCCTTCATCATCTGTGTTGAAAGATGCGGAAATTGCTGTTAACATTGCAGCTGGAGGAGAAAAGTTATTCTTAAAGAATAGCAGTGGTAACGTTGTAAAATTCATTACAGAAGACCAAATTGATGCAAAAATAGCATCTGGCGGTGGGGCTATTGAAACAAAGATTGAAGCATTATCTGGTGCAATTGATACTTTGGATAGTGAACTTGCAGGCAAAGCTAATACAGCTACTACTTATACAAAGACTGAGGTAGATGGTTTGCTCAATGGTAAGGCTGATACTGCTACTACTTACACAAAGTCTGAGGTAGACACAGCACTTGCTGGTAAGGCAAACACAGCAACAACTTATACAAAGGACGATGTGGACAGTTTACTTGCTGCAAAGGCTAACACAGCAACAACTCTTGCTGGCTATGGTATTACAGATGCTTATACAAAAGCCGAGGCAGATTCAGCAATTACAAATAACATCAAGGATTTCTTTGATGGCGCTGAATATGATAGCGCAACAACTAGAATTAATTTCAAGCATGGAAGTACCGTAAAGGCTTATATTGATGCTAGCGCCTTTATCAAGGATGGTATGGTTTCCAATGTTGAAATCAAGACAGTCGATGGAGTTACATGCCTTGTAATTACTTTTAACGCTGATAGTGGAAAAGAGAATATTAACATTCCTATTTCAGACATATTTGATGCTACCAACTATTATACAAAGGCTCAGATTGACGCAGCACTTTCTGGTAAGGCAAGCACAGCAACCACTCTTGCAGGTTATGGCATTACAGATGCTTACACAAAGACTGAGGTTGATACAGCAATTGGAGCAAAAGCAGATGCTGCAACAACCCTTGCTGGCTATGGTATTACAGATGCTTATACAAAGACTGAGGTAGACACAGCGCTTGCAGCAAAAGCAGACACAGCTACAACTTACACAAAGACTGAGGTTGATACAGCAGTTGGCGCAAAGGCTGATGCTGCTACAACTTACACAAAGACTGAGGTTGATACAGCACTTGCAGGTAAGGCTAACACAGCAACAACACTTTCTGGTTACGGTATTACTAACGCTTACACAAAGACTGAGGTTGATACAGCAATTGGAGCAAAAGCAGACACAGCAACAACTTACACAAAGACTGAGGTAGACACAGCACTTAGTGGAAAACAAGAAACGTTGGTAAGTGGCACTAACATTAAGACAGTTGCTAATAAAACACTTCTTGGCAGTGGAAATGTAGAGATTTCGATTACTGAACTTTCTACAAGTGGAGTTAGCGATTTGACTGTTGATGGAGACACTATAATCCTTGACGCAGGAACATTCTAATAAAAACTAATAAGGTAGTGGTTGAAATATTTACCACTACCTTTTACGATTTTTAAAATAATAAATTTTATAATTTAATATTATATGGCAAAAAAATTTAGATATAGACACATAACAAGTGCCATTGAAGATAGACAACCTCAAGCATTATTAGACGGAGAAATTGCTGTTAATAAATTTGCTGGCAAGGAAACATTGTTTATCAAGAACACAAATTCAGAAATTGTACCATTTTCTTCCGATTCAGTTATAGATGGCAAATTAGCAACTAAACAAAACACACTTGTTAGTGGTACTAACATTAAAACTATAAACAACCAATCATTACTTGGAGAGGGTAATATAACAATAGAAGGCAGCGGCTCAACACAAGGAACTAAAGTGTATCTGGACCCAAATAATGGAAGTTTAACAACTGAAATGTTATCTTCTACTAGTGTTGTATATGTAATTTCATATGATTATGCTATAAGTAGCAGTGTGACAGTTCCTTCTGGATGTACTTTTGAATTTGCTGGTGGTAGTATAAACAATGGAACATTAGTTTTAGATAACACTTACCTTTACGGAAATGTTAAATTTGGTAGTGGCATTACTATTAGTGGAACTTGTAAAAATGACGTAGTATACCAGAACTGGTTTGCTAATAACGATATTGATGCATGGCATAGGTTCATAAATAATGTGGATGGACCAACAAAATATGAATATGCTTTCGGAGAATATACTACATCTGTGTATGTCAGTAAGGAGTTAGATAATAAAACAGCAATATTCATTAACGGAAATAATGCAATAGTAAAATTCCAATATACATCTAACGCACAAGCGTTTGTTGTAAAACCAAAGAATCAAGATACTTTTACTTCTACCACTATAAATTCTGAAGCCTACAAAGGTGATGAGACCATAACAGTAGGGGATGGTTCTTTGTTTAATGCAGGTGATGTTGTTTCTGTAAGAGATAATACAGAATATAGTTTTTCGCCTCACAGAAGCTCTTATAAGCAATGTGAATTTGCTACTATAAGAGGTATAGAAGGTAATGTTCTTAGATTAGGACATCCTCTTATGGGTTCATACATACATCTTGGAGGCTCAAGCAAAGTATATGGCTTTAATCAAATTTCTTGCAACATTAAGAATTTAACCATTAAAATGAACAACCCATCAACATTAGATGGTAAGTTCCAAGGATTAGTAATATATTCATCTATTTGTGGAAAAATAGAAAATGTTAAAGTCACTGATTTTAGAATATGTTCTATTTTGAGTGGTTGCCATAATATGTCATTAATTGATTGTGTATGCCATGTAACGCTAAATCAAAGCGCAGATTTTGATAGCTATGGTATTTCCTTTGGTGGATGTCAAAATATTAGCGTTATAGGTGGAGATTACATTGGGGGTAATCACGCACTTTCTATTGGTGGTGCAAATAATGATTTGTCTGTAATAGGCAGAGAAATATTGGTTAAAAACATTCGTGCTAATTCAATTAAGGATGGATTCCCAGCAGCAATTGATATGCACGGATGCGCTGAATATGTTACAATTGAAGGGTGTACAACTGCTGGTATATATATGAGGGGTAAAAACAATAAGATTTTAAACAATTTCATATATGACTACGAAATTTCTGGAAGTGAGTTCGGAAACTTCAACCACATAGTTAGTGGTAATATAATGAAGACACCTTCTATTGCTATAGGTGCTGAAACAATAACAGATAGAGCTGGATGGGTTAAAGATAGTATAGAAGATACTCTTGTTATTTCAAATAACTGTTCTTATGACCAGCCATATGTAATGGACGGTAGTACGAAAAAGCCTACACTAGTAAGATTTATAACAACATCAATTGACCCAACTTATTATAATATTGATAATACGGTGATTATTGTAGAAAACAATAATATAAGAAATGCTGTTAATACAATTACTGGATTTAAGAAGATTGTAATGAAGGGAAACACATTTGAATATGATTCTGACCTTAATACAACCGTAAAATCTAAGCCTAAGCTAACATGTAGTAAATTATTTGTTGAAAATAATAGATTTATTGGATATGGTCACTACCCATATTATGTGGCGAGTGCAGAGACAAAAACATATAGTTATAATAATGTAACAGCAGATTACGTTTATATTAAAAATAATTATATAGAAAGTAGTTCAGCAGATACATTCTTATTTGAAGCGGCTTCAGCTATTACTGAATTATATGTGGAAGGTAATATAGTTAAAGATAAGTTCCTTTTAATACAAAAAGACTTAGGAACGGCAGTAATTAGAAATAATACTATAGAGCCTGCTGTTAATGGAATAAATATTAGTGCATCTGGTACTGTTCAAAGTATATTTGTACTTAATAATATTGTATCAGCAAAGAAGAGTATTATAGCAACAACAGCGTCAAAGCTTGTATATGGAAGAAACATATTAATAGATACTTATGCGCTTACCCCACCTCATTTCACAACTGCAACTACTGCAACTGACCTTGATTCTGGAGGAGGAAGCGTTGATACTAACTATTCAGCAATTACGTATGCTGTTTCAACAACTTCAGATAATGGAAATACATCTGGTTCCGTTACAATCGATGGTACTAAACCATTAACTATTTTAACAGTAACAGGAGATATAACATCTCTTAGTTTGGCATCAGGAAAGATGCCAGTTGCAGGACATTCAGCGCATGTAATGCTTACGTCTTCTGCTGCAAGAAATGTAACTATAGTGCATAACAGTACATCAAGCGTATGCCCTAGTGGGTCAAACGTTACTTTATCAATACCAGCAGACGGATTTGTTGAGGTAGATTTCATAAACGTTAACAATAAAATATACGTTAGAGGAATTTAAATAATGATTTAAATAATATATGGCATATTATGCAAACATTAAGAACAAGAACAATGAAAGGTTCTTCTAAAATTAGTCGTACAGTAACGTTTTCTAATCCAACCACATCTGTTAGTGTTGGTGGTACTGTAACTAATGTGGCAACAGTATCAGCAGGTGCATCTGATGGAACATTAACTTATTCTTCTTCTGACACAAGCAAGGCTACAGTTAATAGTAGTGGAACTGTAACTGGTGTTGCTAATGGTTCTGCAACAATTACAGCATCTATTACTGGTGGTACTAATTATGCTGATGCATCTAGCAGTTATAACATAAGCGTTGGACAATTTGAACCTGTTGTAACAAATTATACTTATACTGGTTCTAAACAAACAGCTACTTTGCAGCCAGGAACATATACGTTTGAATGTTGGGGAGCACAAGGTGGTTCTATAACAGGTGCTACTGGAGGCAAAGGAGGCTATTCTGTAGGAACTATAGAGATAAACAGCCCTACTACAGTACACGTATATGTAGGCGGTAGCGGAGAAGATGCTTCTAGTATTGGCTTCCATAGTGGAGGCTTCAATGGCGGTGGTAATTCTTATGGCACTTCAGCAAACTACTATGGTGGTAGTGGTGGCGGAGCTTCAGATATAAGAATTGGAACAGATTCGTTATTGTGCCGAGTTATAGTAGCTGGCGGAGGTGGCGGAGCTGGTAGATACAATTCTACGGCCCAATTAAACGGCGGCTTCGGCGGCGGCTCTACAGGAGGAAATGGAGAAGATAGAGTTTCTGATGGAGCTAAAGGTGGACAAGGCGGTACACAAAGCGCAGCAGGAGATTCCTATTATGGAACTAATACAAAGAACAGTACTATCCAAGGAACACTTGCAGACTTTGGAATTGGTGGAGGCGCATATGCTAACAACACTAGCTATAGAACCGTCGGTGGTGGCGGCGGCTGGTACGGCGGCGGTTATTCACAAAGGTCTGCTGCTGGAGGCGGTTCTGGATATGTCCTAACCTCAAGTAGTTATAAGCCAAGTGGTTATGCCCTTGGTAGTGAGTATTATCTTTCCAATGCCGAAACCATAGGAGGTGATACGTCATTCCCATCTACATCTGGCGGTAATGAGACTGGTCACTCTGGCAACGGTTATGTTAGAATAACACAAATTGGGTAATTGCTTATGACTAAAGAAAATATAAATTGGAATCAAGTGCGTATAGATGCGTCTATTAACATAATGAATGCCATATTATCAAATAGTATTATGGCATTCATATTCCAATTTATATTTAAGAAACAAATATCTGATATTGCCGTTTCATACGCCGATAAGTTGATTGAAGAACTAAAAAGATAATAAACTTTGCAAAAATGACACCAGAAATGGTGCTATTTTTATTTTTCATCTATTTATTTTACGAATTAAAAAATAGATTTTATAATCTAAAATAATTTTAAATAAAATGGATAAATACGTTTTAATTACTAGTGTTGCTAGGTTTCCATATGTGGTTTATACACTGTATATGGATGACGGTAGGTGGAATATGATGTTTGGGGAAATGGTTATGATGATTGCATTGTTGATTTGCGGAATTGTGAGAGGATAAATATGTTAAAAAAAAAGAGGCTAGAAACAATCTAGCCTCTTTTTTTATCCTTCAGCGTTTTCAATAAAGCTGTACATTATATCATCAAATACATATCCACCTGTTGAAGGTGTTCTCTCTGGTATCTTCTTGAAATAGAGTCTCATATCAGAACCAAGCGTCATAATACTTGAAATAGAACTTGGTAATTTACCATCTTCTTCAAATGCATTTACATCTGCATCTGTGAGTTCATTGAGGGCATCAAGGTATTTCTTATTCTCAAGCTGATATACATAGTCATTTTCAGTTTCCTTGGTTTTCTTCAAGTCTGCTACGAGACCATCCCAATCAATATTACATTCCTTAACGAACGGAGGAACTTCATTAATACTTGTCCAGAATTCGATTTCCTTCCTCTCTGGGGTCATCAGAGCTTCGAAGGTATCCTGGTCTTCTGGCTTGTTAGGATAGCCATTGACAAGCTTAGATTCCTGTTCCGTGAAGAATTTTCTATCCTTAGGGTCTGTAATGAGAATCTTATTCCTAATATCTGGGTGGAAGCATACAAGCAATGGAGTAATACGCTTATTGAATTGGTCAATATATTTCTCTACATTGTATTCAAGACCCTCGTAGTCACTGCAAAGCACATCCTCTTCACTATCCACAATGTCGTTAGGAACTAGCTTACAGTTGAGGATTATTTCATCTTCCTCGTAAGCCTTCGGATAAGCTTCTTTAGCAAGTTCAAGTCTTGTCTTACCCTTCTGCTCCTTGTATAATTTCTCGACCTCCTTTGTAATCTCTACCTTTTCGCCATTATTATCAAATGTGAAATAATGGGTTACACGCTTAACATCTGAATGACCCTTCTTAGTACCAGTATTGATGTAATAAATGGTATCACTCACGTTAACCTTCACGTCTTCTTTGATTACAAGTTCATACCAAGCCTGCCTTGATTTCTTACTACCAGACTTTGTAAGGGTGTTACAATCTGCTATATAATCCTTAATTGTCTTCTTGATATTTCCCTTTGAAGCGATATCCTTGATAGGAATCTGATAGTTGTAAATCTTCTCTATATAGTCGTAGTAGTTAGACAAGAACTTGTAGCCATTGTTTCTAAGCAACAGGTCTACACCGTCATCAATGAATTTCTCCAGATAGCCAGACATCTTCCTTGATTTAATGGTGTTACCCACCTTCTTTGTCTTACCGTTTGGCATAAGGTCTGCATAGTTCTTTCTGGCGAAATTGATGGTAGCATCACAGTATTCATCGATACCAAGACCCATCTTGTTTACACCACCGTTGTAAGCCTGTGCCATGAACAAGTCCTCAAACTCAGCCACATCAGCCTCAACTCTAGTATATTCCTTACCCTTGACAGTGTTACGACCAAGACCCTTGCCAATATAAGGATGGTCTGCTGTATATCTGAAATCTTCCTCTCTTGGCATCTGGAAGTTGAAACCGTCGGTATCACCCACGATAGGTGTATATCCAATGCCTGTGAAGTGGTAAATCATAAGTCTCAGTGACATACGACCAATACAGGTGGTCTTCTCAGCAGCGATAACGTCTCCATATGGGAATATGTTAGGTGCTCCATAAGAGCCGAAGAATGAGTTGGCGAGAATCTTCAAAGGCAACTGTTTCTTATCGTTACCAGATTTCTCAATCTTCCAGTACTGTATCTCTTCTGCCAGCTTCTTCTTAAACATTTCATCCTGTCCCTCATATGCTTTCAACTGTTTCTCCAGTTCCTTAGCCTTGTCTCCAGCCTCTCCCTTCAAGTTCTTATACTTTTCGCGCTGGGTTAGGATGTATTCAAGGAATGAAAGCATCACATTCATTGTATCAATAGGCGTAGATACATGCCATGTAAGGATAATTGATGGATACAAGGAATTGTAGTCAAGCTTCACAATACGGTCAACATATCCAGTCTTAAGAAGCCTTGACAAACCACCAGTGAACCTCTTGTTAGGTGCTGCTGCTGGAATGGCTAGGTTGTTTTCATAACCCCACGCAAGCATAATTAGCTTCCATATACCTGCTGTACCCATTGTACAAGCCCTAGAGAATGTTGTAGGCAACATCTTACCTACCAGGAAGTTAGACTCATTAAGTTTATCTTCCACTTTATCGGTTTCCCATAGGTCATCTAGGAGGTATCTTTCTACTATATACCTACCAGAAACCATCTTATATCCTGGAAGAAGCTTATGTTTTTCAGTTACTAAATACCAGTCTCCATCCTCGTCACAGAAGCCGTATTTCTCTTCAGTTACAGCCCAAGTTTTTGTAATCTTGTCACCTGGAACATACACACGGTTTGGCTTCTTCAAGTCAAGGTATTTGGTAACATATTTCAAGTTTGATTTCTTCATGTTAGAGTCGATAGCCTGTGCTCTTCTTGAAGCATGAAGTGAATCAAGAATGATGTGACCCCACATGACTGTTGGACGATAGTACTCTACCTCTCCACCAAGTTTAAGAACCGACTCTTTCTGCTTCTTGTAGATAGGGTGCTTGAAGTACTTTAAACTCATTTCCTTAAAGTCCGCACCAAGCTCTTCACATCTTACAATAAGAAAGTCCCAGTCAAAGTTCTCTGAGTTGTGACCTACAACTGTATCTGGCTTTGTAATTGACAATATGTAAAGAAACATGTCAATTGCATTAAGCTCACTGGCATCAAGTTCCTCTTTGGTATTACCAGTAACCGAAATGATTTTATCAAAGCCTCTGTTGGTATGGATACCAATCTGTTCAATTCTATGTATTCTTGGGTTAAGTCCCTGTGTTTCAAGGTCGAAGATAAATCTGTTCAAGTCATTATAATTCTCATAACCCTTAAACAGTCTCTTACCAGTCTGAATCATGTACTGTTCAACTGGAGTTACCACCATATATTCCCTGTTGGTTTCACCAGTTTGCCCGTTTTTCTTCGACTCATGCACTGGCACTCCAGCATCCTTGAAAAAGCTGAGGAACTTCTGGTAACTCATTCTCCTGTTCGCATAGAACATGTACTTGTAGCCATTCTCAAGACGGTCACTGACGTTACCATCATCCGAAGTTGTAAGTCTTTTACAGGATATGCCATATCTTCTCATCTGAGAGATAAGTTCTTTCCTGTCACCACCAAATAATCTGATTGCTGCGCTGTTTTTGCACCACAAAAACGGCTTAAAATCGTCCAATCTGACCCTTTTTTCTCCTTTGTCATTCACAAAAACAATACTTACCCTATCGTCCTGGTAGTCACATTCTATGGTAATGATGTGCTCCATTGGGTCATGTCCGTTAAGGAAAGTATTAACGACCTCTGATGTAATTTGTTTCATATAAATAATTGTTAAGTTAATTGAAGTTGTAGGCTACATTGTATAGTCATCGCTTCATATTGCAAAGATATATAAAAAAAGTTAAAAAACAAAATATTTATATAAAAAATTGTTTGTTATGAAGATTTTAGACCCAAAGACAATAGCAAGGGATATTGCCAAGGCATATAACCTACCAACAGTTCCACCACCAGCAGCAATACACAAATTTGCCAAGCTGAAAGGATATGGATTTAAGCGTGTCGGAGGAAAGGGTGGCTATGTTAACAGTCTGAAAACAGAGATTGCAAGGGACTTTCCTCTGTTCAAGAAATGCTGTGCTCCAGAGGTTAAACATCCCGTCATGAGGCAAGACTATAATCCAGACGGTTTCATAGAGCCTGCTGGTAGAAAAGATTATGCCTGGGAATCTAAGATTAGCAGATACATCATGGAAGCTATTGATGAACTTGAGCTGTTTCATGGCTCGCCACATGATTTCAATGAATTCGATTTTGCCTATATGTCAAGCGGATGGGGACAGCAAGCTTATGGATATGGTGCTTATCTTACCACAAGTTATGAATGTGCCAAGGAATATTCGCAGGTAGGCATGATATATACTGTTGAAATACCAGATAAGGGATATCTTAACCTTGATAGAATAAGTCCAGCATTGGCAATGAGAATTGCACGTGTTTTCTTTAACTACTATACGAAGGAACATGAGTATGGCAGTGAGGCGTATGCTGGTTATGAAAGAGAGTTCTGGGATGAGGAATGCAAATATATTGGTCATTCAACAGATGGAAACACACTTTATGGCACAATATCGTCTTTCCTTGGTAGTGACAAGGAAACAAGTGAATTCCTACATGATAAACTTGGCTATAAAGGACTTGTGTGGGTGCATACAAACACTGAAACAGGGAAGAAATTCAAGAATTACGTTATATTTAATCCTAAGGATATAAAGATAATAAAAAAGGACTCAAGCGTTTGAGTCCTTTTATTGTTTATACTGGATTACCCAGATAATCTTCTCCTTCATATTCGTATGGGTCATAAGGCACGCCATCTTCATCGTATTCAGCCTCATTTCCAAATCTATCATAATACCCTCCATCTGTAGGGTCATATGTGTATCCTTTAAGTTCTCCAAGTATTTTGTTTACTGATTCTTTCACGATTTTGTGAAGGTCTGATTCTGTAAGTCTTATAATCTTCTTCATAATGTTTCTGTTTTTATATATAATAAATATTTATAGGAAATAAAAAAGTATAGAAATGTTAATACAACCAAAGCCATATATGGACAAGCTGAGGCTTCGTCGCCATGCTTACGGGACGGAGAGAAGACGCAACATGTCGAAGCTAATCTTGGAGTATGGGACTCCCATACCAAAAAGTATAGAGTACTCCGACATAGACCAGGAAATGTTCAATTGGGTTGACAAGAAGTTTAATCTTGTCTACGATGGTGTGAGACTACCTACATACAAGCTGTATTCAACACAGAGGATAAGTGAATACTCACAGACATGGAGTCAGACGGATGATTATGGCAATGTTATAATGAATTTCAAGACCATCACACGTGAGAATAATCCACAGAAGGGCGAAAACCAGGGTAGTTACTTCAATATACCAGGTCACAAGGATTTCGCTATGTTCTACGTTCCTGTATTACAGGAGAACGGTACTGAGGCTTATGACAAGTACACCATGAAGCAGCCATTTGCTGTCAATTTCATATATTCTGTATCAATCATAACGAATAAGATGGAGATACTGAATGAAATGAATGAGCTGATGCATTACGAATTTAATGCTATAACGGCTTATATTTCTCCTAATGGCCATCCAATGCCTCTTACCCTTGAAGATGTGTCAGACGAGTCAGAATACGCCATAGATGACCGTAAATATTACTCTCAGACATTCAAGGTAAAACTAAAGGGTTATATAATAAGGAGAGAGGACTATAAGGTTGAGAGAATACCTTCAAGACTTGTGATAAGTTCACACGATTCTGATGCAACTGGAATAGTAAACAGGAGGGGTAAAAACAGAAGAGAAGATGAGAAGGTTCACTTCGTAGAGGGCCTTGACGGAATGTTCACTGGAAACAAGATTGGGTTCTTGGAGAATGCATTAAAGAATGATGATGAGTGCGAAGTACCACCATTAAAGGATGTTACACCTCCGCCACCAGAAATTCTTGAGGAGCTTGACGGTAATGATGAGTGTTGCCCACCACCAGACGACAGGTACTTCTATAAGACCATGAAGGTAGTCATGAATTTTGACGAATGTATACTTGAACTTACATTCAAGATTGATAAGGACATGGTGCTTGATTCAGTGGAGACAGAGAATGTATACGATTTCAAGATAATAGTCAACGGTGAGGTAATGAATCTTGACAATGGAATTACTTTCCTTAAGGATGATGAAATTACCGTGAGGATTTCAAGGGAGGATGAGTTCGGTACGTCTGTATTGACCCTTGTCGGATATGACCCACACACGAAGTTCGACAAGCTTGATGTACCAGAGTCATCACTTGATGAGCCTTATTACAATGAGGAGATATTAATAGACCCATCAGAGGGCGAAGAATAAATGGACGGTTTTATTGACCGCCCATTTTGTGTTTTCGGGTTTGGGCTGATATTTATAATTAATAAAACAGTGTTACAATGATTACAGTAGAAAAATTGATGATTGTAGAAAGATTCCTGTTGGAGATAGAGAACAGGTTCAAGTTTGACTTATCTTTCGAGAATGTTCGTGTATTGTATGACTATTTAAAGGATGTTGGAAGGGTTACAAACCTTTTCTTTAAACTCCAGGAAGAGTATTACAACAAGTTCAAGGACAAGGATAAACTCAAGGAGTATCACAATAAGTTAATACAGGAAGAAGTTCACTTAGATGTGTCCAAAATGCTTAGATTCATTGACTTTATGACGGATACCGTTGAGGATGAGGAGTTTAAAAATATTGTTGCAAAAAACAAGTTCTGGGGTAATTAATGGGACACATTAAATATTTATATATAAGAAAAATAACTAATAAAATTTAAATATTAAAGAAATTATGGCAGATAATGCAAGAGGAATACATGTTTCACCAGGTATATATACCAGGGAAATCGACATGACTTACGCAGTTCGTAGCCTTGGTATCACAACACTTGGTGTTGTGGGTGAGACCTTGAAAGGTCCTGCTTTCCAGCCAATGGACATCGCCAACTGGCGTGAGTTCCAGGAGACATTTGGTGGAACAAGTACTGAGAAGTTTAAGGGAAGTCAGTACCCTAAATATGAGTTGCCTTACATTGCAAAGTCATATTTGACTGAAAGTGAGCAGCTTAAGGTTGTTCGTGTGCTTGGACTTAGTGGTTATAATGCAGGTCCTGCTTGGCTTGTTACAGCATCTAAAGGTACTGGTAATAGACAGGCAGTAGCTCTCCTTCGTTCACGTGGTACTTACAAGCCATTCCAGACAGGCTTTACTACGGTTTGTACCTGTGAGCCTTCAAAGTATGACTCATTGAGCTTCTATGTTGGTGAGCCAGCACTTTCTGATAGTGAGGTTAATGACTGCTCAAAGAAGGAATATAACCTTAACGCACTTCAGATTAAGCCATATATACCAATCAACAGTGATGGTGATGAGTGCGAAGGCTATGAAATAACAGGTGTTGAAGGTGATTCTTGGAATGCTATTTCACAGTACAATCACGGTAGATTCAAACTTGTGGGTGTATATGGTGCTCATTGTAAGAGCGATGTTGACACTATAATTACACAGAAGCAATTCGAGAATGGTTACTTTGAGTATGCAGTATCGCTTAACCCATATGATAAGGAGTACATCCTTAACGTACTTGGTACAAAGCCATATGATGGTGATGCTTATATCTTCGTTGAGTCACTTTATGACGTAGCACTTGACCAGGGTATTGCAGAGGGCAGACTTACAGAGATTGATGGTGCTCTTTCTGGATTCCAGGTTTACTACACAGCTGACTATTGCCACCATGAGCCAGTTAGCAGCATAGTATCAATGCCTTCAACTTCTCTTAGAAGAAGACATGTAGGACAGAGATTCCTTGCTGATAAGGCAGCAGCTAGCGATAGTGCATTCACATGCGTAGCATTGGACTACAACACTGGAAATCCTATTATGGTTGGTATGAAGACAAAAGATGAATCTGGTAAAATTGTTGTTGTAGCTAATTCAGCGATTACAACTGCTATTATAGGAAACACAGCTATAACAAATGCGTTTACCTGTCTAACGGAAGACGACAAGGCAGTTGCTGATACGATACCAGCACAGTTCAAGATGCAGATTGGTCAGATTTATACCGTAAGACAGTATACAACTGCTGATGGTAAGAGACATTATTATTATGGATTCTATACTGTAGACAGTGTTAATAAGGTGGTAGACGAATATGCTCCAGGAGCTACAGTATCCGATAAAGATAAAGTTCTTGACCCAACAAATATGTACGGAAACCTTCTTAGCGGAGGTACAAAGGGAATTGAAAGCCAAACCAAGCTTTCTAGAATAAACGCTAAGAAAGAATTTGCTACATTGGTGTTGAACACATATGATGGTCTTTACTACAGAATGAATGGTGAGACTGGTAATAAAGAAGATGTTGCATTCGTAGAGCTTGACCTTAACGACTATAAGTCAGCTTACAGATATGCTTCTACACCTTGGATTGTTTCTAACTTGAAGGGTGACTATGAGCATGTTGAGCTTAACAAGTTGTTCAGATTCCACACCATTTCTGATGGTAACAGTGCAAACTACGAGATTAAGGTGTCTATCGAGAATATCAGACCAGATGAGGGTGTATTCGACGTAGTTGTACGTAGAATCGATGATGTGGATGAGTCTATCATCCCACTTGAGAGATTCGGACGTTGTTCTATGACTCCTGGTGATTCAAGCTTCATTGGCTACAAGATTGGTACATTCGACGGTGTATACGAGTCTAAGTCTAAGTATATTACAGTTGAGGTTATCGAGTCTACAGCTACAAGGACTTCAGTTCCTGCTGGATTCTTGGGATACCCAGTACCTAACTACGGTGGTCTACCAATAACAGGTGAGAAGAAGACTGGTATAACAATGCCAGATTTGAAGTACAACAGATTCTTCAACCCAGACGTTAAGAACAGGAAGCAGTACTTTGGACTTTCTTCTTGGGTTGGTGTCGATATTGACAACTTCACCTTCAAGGGTAATAAGGCATATATCAATGACCCAAGGTTTATGTCTCATGGATTCCACCTTGACTCAAGGCTTGACAGTGTTAATGGTGGTCTAGCAGCAGAGAAATATACTGTAGATGGTGTAAGCGGTTATGTATTTGACTGTGTATCTACAGACTCTAGAACATCAATTCTACAGGGTATTCCAATGATTGGAACAGAGGAGGAAATGTATGGTTCAATCTATGAGTATGTAAATCTTCGTAAGTTTACGGTATACTTCTACGGTGCATTCGATGGATGGGATGACTACAGAGATGAGAGAACCAATACTGACGAGTATAAGATGTCTCAGTACAGAGGATATATCAATACAGGTAGCGGTGAGGGTTATGCATTCAACAGAATCAAAGACCCAGACCTTCTACAGTTGAATCAGAACGGTATCACATCTGACTGGTATGCTTACTTGAGCGCAATCAGACAGTTCTCTAACCCAGAGGCAACCGACATTAACGTATTCGCTACCCCAGGTATCGACTATGTGAACCAGAAGCTTCTTGTTAACGAGGCTATCGAAATGATTGAGGAAGAGAGAGCAGACTCAATCTACGTTGTAACAACCCCAGATAAACCAAGTGGCGCTGGTGATTACGTTGATGAGATGTACACCCCAGACGAGGCGGTAGGAAACCTTGAGGATTCTGAGATTGATTCTAACTACTCTTGTACATACTATCCTTGGGTTAAGTACTTGGACGTTGACAACAGTCAGTACATTTACTTGCCAGCAACGAAGGATGCAGTTAGAAACTTCGCACAGACGGATAACACGTCATGGCCTTGGTTCGCACCAGCAGGTATCGAGCGTGGTAACGTTGACTGTGTAAGAGCACACTTCATCACCAAGTTGGCAGACGAGGATGTTCTTTACGATGGTAGAATCAACCCAATCAAGACATTCGCACAGGATGGACCTAAGATTTGGGGTCAGAAGAACCTTCAGATTAATGAGTCTCAGCTCAACCGTATTGCAGTTCGTAGACTGTTGCTCAGAATGAGAAAGTTGATTGCAATCTCTTGCATAGGACTTATCTTCGAGCCAAATGACCCAACTGTTAAGCAGTCATTCTTGTCTACCGTAACTCCAATCATGGATAGCATCAGAAGTAACAGAGGTATCTCTGATTATAGAATCGAGATTAACGACACAATCGAGTCAAGAGAGAGAAGAGAGCTTCCAGTTAAGATTTACTTCAAGCCTTACAACGCTCTTGAGTACATTGTAATCGACTTCATTTTGACCCCAGAAGGTGTCTCATTTTCAGATATCTAATTGATAATCAAGAAGTTACATAAAATTCTATAAATTAACAGGAGAAATATTTGTTTTTCTCCTGTTTTTTATATATCTTTGCAAAAAAAATATAAATAAAGGTGTTACTTTTGAGGATATAACAATATTTATAAGTAAATATATATTGTATGAGAAAATTAACAACAGAACAATGGATAGAAAAATGTAAAAAAGTTCATGGTGATGAATATGATTACTCTGAATCAGAATATATAAACGCCAAAACAAAAGTTAAAATTAAATGTAAAAAACATAATATCATATTTGAAATAACACCAGATAATCATAGAAGGGGTGAGGGCTGTCCAATATGCCGCTATGAAAAGTCGGCAAGAAAAATGAGCCAACCTATTGAAGATTTTATAAAAAGAGCAAATGAAATTCATAATGGTAAATATGATTATTCTAGAGTTAAGTATGTTAACAATAGAACCAAAGTTGAAATAGTTTGTCCAGAACACGGAATATTTCTTCAAACTCCAGAGAAACATATATTAAGAAAGCAAGGTTGTCCTCATTGTAGTGGTAATGCTAAGAGAACGTTGGAGTCTTTTATAAATGATGCACAAAATGTTCACTGTGATAAATACGACTACAGTAAATCTGAATATAACGGAATACACACCCCTCTTACAATTATATGCCCTATTCATGGTGAGTTTTTGCAACGTCCAGGAGACCATCTTCGTGGTCAAGGGTGTCCTCATTGTAGACAAAGTAAAATAGAGAGTGAGGTGCGTAGTTTGTTAGAAGAAAACAATATAGAATTTATTCAACAATACAAGTATGACGAAACAAATGGCAAAAATAAGCTTGATTTTTTCCTACTAGGTAAAAACGTTGGAATTGAATGCCAGGGGGAACAGCATTTTAAACCAGTGGATTTTGCAAACAATGGTAAAGAGTGGGCTGAAGAACTATTTACCAAAAACATACAGCGAGATATATACAAAAATCAGTTGTGTAAAGACAAAGGCATTAAGTTATTATACTATGTGCCAAAGAGTAATACCGTTCCTGGGTATAAGAGTAATCCTAAGTTTTGTGGATTGTACACCGATGAAAACGTTTGTAATAATCTTTCCCAGTTAAAAGAGGGGGTTTCATTTGATGATATCTAAATAACTCTATAAAAAAAGAGGAAGATTACTGGTCTTCCTCTTTTTTTATGTACTTAGGGTCTACGAATTCAGTCAGCCACACACCGTTGTTTGACAGGTAGAACTTCACACCGTCCTCGTACATCTTCTTGGTATCGATGCTGAGGATACATGGTGTGCCGTGTCTTGAACCGACATTGGTCGCAGTCTCAGTGTCCTTGGAGAGGTGTACGTAGAGTCTGCTACCCTTCTTTATACCTTCCCTTAATATGGCATCGATTACATTACTCGAAGTGCCGTGATAGAGAATTGCTGGTGGTTCAGCCTCTGTAAGACCCACATCAACATTGATTGAGTGCCCCTGCCTTGCACGTATCTTTGTATGGCCTTCATTGAACTCATACCGCTTCTTGTTGTTCGTAGCGACAATCTCTTCAATAAGGTCAATTGAGTATCCCTTGTTAGAGGCCAATTCCGATACGTTTCTCCAGCCATTGTGGTCAATGAGTCCATTGTCGAATGCCTCCTTATCGTGTCTTAGAAGAAAAGCTAGTTCTTTACCCTTTGTTGTTAATATTTCCTTTTTATTCATATGTCATAGTTATTTTTACTTATGCATAAAGTACCATTTATTTCTTTCAACAATTTCATCAACAATTCGTTTACTTTCGTTAGAAAGATTTTTATACTTAAATTCTTTTTTTCTTGAATTGTATAGTATAGTAGGTTTTTTACTTCTAACAGAAATCTGTATTTTTACAATAGAAATTGTCCTGTTTCCACCCTTACCCTTATGTACAAGATGGGTTGGTTCAAAAAAACCAATACTTTGTCTAGCAAGCTTCATCATATGTTTAACAGTTAATAAATTCTTCTGCGTTGTGCCTTGATAAGAAGAAGTCACCATTGATGGTGAACCAAACACCTGGAGCATCAAACCCAGCTTGTTTATAATCAGTTAATATTAATTTTCCATTATCATCAATACCCATAACATCAATGAATGGTGTTGCATAATCTGGTTTCCATATTTCTTTGTTATGTGGATTTTCAAGCCCAACACTGAAGGAACGTGGCTCTCCTGTGTAAATACTCGAAATAGACTTCTCGCCTTTAATTAAAGCAATCTTAAACTCATAAATTTTACCACGTTCTACCATAAAACACGAGCTAATGCTCTTCGATGCAATTTTTTTTCTTAAATCTTCTAGTTTCATATTTTTATCATTTAAAATTAATTCTGCTGCAAAGATAAGAAAAAATTCTGAATTATCCAAGGATGCCACCTATTTTTAACCTTATTTAATATTTATATAGAAAATAAACGTTTATATGAAAAAGGATATTAAAACTTTAGTAGAAGAATTAAATAACCTCAAGACACAGCTATCTGAGTCATTCATTTTTGAGGACTGGCAGAGTCAAATGGGACAGCCACCTATGGGCGCACAAATGCAGCAGGAGCAGCCAGACCCTTCACTTGTTCAGCCACAGCAGCAGATGATGATGGGACAGGGAGACTCTGAGGAAGAGATAGCAATGCATGCACAGGAGGTTATCCAGCATGAGCCAATCATTGGTAAGATTAGAGAAACAGCAATTGAGGGTCTGAAGAAGTACGCAGACCACCCAACAAGCTCACTTTACGAGTTCTTCAAGAAGGTATTCCTGGAGAGTGATAAGGTATTAACTGATACTGGGGGTAAGAGATAATTATATCAAAGGTGTAAACACCATGCATATGATTGTCCAGGTGGTAAGTATCTGTAGCAAGTGTACGCTTTGGTCTTCCACCAGGTTTATCTTGAGTTCGTTGGCTTTTAGGTTATCCACATAGTAATGTATTAGTGCGTTGATGACAAAAAACGTCCATATGACAGCACCTGGTGTTGTTGTGAATACCATTACTGGGAGCAATATCATGATAGACCATGACATAGAATGCATCAGCAGTGCTATAGTGTAGTCATCCTTGTACATGTCTTTATAACCCTTCTGTTCGAGCCACCATTTCTTTTGCTTCATGGAAGCCAGGATACCTTGCAGGTAGTAATCATCTACGATGTGTGCAAGTATCATTAACAATAACAATTTTATCATATCACAGTATATTTCTGGCAAAGATATATAAAAAAAGTGATAAAAACAAATTTTTTAAGTAAAAAAGTGTTATTGGTATATTTATATTAAAATTAGACAATAATAATCTAGATTAAAAAAATATAACAAATTATGAGTGATTTACTTTTGAAAATGCCGTTGAACTATGAGCCACTGAGGAAAAATAGATGGCTTCTTAGATTCCCAGCAGACCTAGGTATACAAGAGTGGTGGTGTCAGAGTGCAAAGCGTCCTTCTATCAAACAGGAAGGCAAGCCAATTCAGTTCTTGAACACTGAGACATACGTTGTTGGACGTTATACATGGGACGAAATGCAGGTGACGCTTCGTGACCCAATTGGACCTTCTGCTTCACAGGCTGTTATGGAGTGGGTTCGTCTTCACTCTGAGTCAGTAAGTGGTAGACAGGGATATGCAGCTGGTTACAAGCGTGATGTTGAGCTTGAAATGCTTGACCCAACTGGTGTTGTTGTATCTAAGTGGATTTTAAAGAACACGATGTGTACACAAGCTGACTTTGGTGAGTTGGACTACAGCAACGATGACCTTGCAACAATCTCAATAAACTTGAGATTTGACTACGCAATACTCTGCTACTAATTGCCTGATAATCAGTAGCTTATGGTTTTTGCATAGCATAATCAACAAAAAAAATTAAAGAAATTGTAGTAATTTCTTGTTTTTTCGGATATTAAATCTTTAGATGACGGCTAAAAAAACAATAATAAGTGTGAGGAACTATTGTTTCTTGCACTTATTTTTTTATTTTTTAAGGAAAGATATCGTTATGAAAGTAGTATTGTGTTGTATCGGAAGGCTGGAGAACCAGTATGCAGTTGAATTTGTCGAATGGTACAAAAAACTTGGCTTTGATAGAATTACCATATTTGACAATAACCACGAAGGTGAGGAACACTTCGAGGAAGTGCTTCAGCCGTATATAGATGAGAAGCTGGTGGAGGTAATACCATACAGGAACATGGAGAATGTACAGATGAGGGCTTATTCTGATTGCTATGTCAGATACAAGTACGCCAGTGACTATGACTGGGTTGCGTTCTTCGACTTTGACGAGTTTCTGGTGCTGAAGAACCATTCTACCATACAGGAGTATCTTGAGTGGGTTAATACAAAGGGTGACTTCGACTGTGTGAAGGTAAACTGGATGATTTACACTGATAACAATATGATTGAGAATGATGGAAGACCAGTCAACGAGAGACTTACGACTCCTATGGATTACGACAAGAAGGTTGGTTTCAATTTTCCACAGAATAACCATACAAAGTCCATTGTGAAGTGTAAGGCTGATGACTTTGAGATAGGATGGAATCCACACGTTCCAATCATTACAAAAAAGATATGTAATGCTGATGGTGTTGCTATTAATAACAGTTCTCCATTTACGCCATATACGTTTGAAAATGCATATCTGAAGCACTTTACAACAAAAACCATTCAAGAATTCATAGAAGGTAAGATGGTGAGAGGTCTTGGTGACAGAACACACGCCGATTATATGAAGATTATACCAGTTAATGAGTTCTTCAAAGTCAACGATATAACACCAGAGAAGAAGGAATATCTTGAGAAGAAAGGTTTTAGCTTGGATGATAACCCTACAAAAGAAGACTTGAAGATATTTATATGCACTCATAAGGATTTTGACCCTCCAGTTCATAATAAAGCATATCAGATTGTCGATAATAGAAATAACAAGATAAAGGAATATAAGGGACTTGATGACAATTTCTATTCAGAAATACTCACATATTACAACGTAGCGGAATACGAAGACCTTCCACCTTATGTCGGGTTCTGCCATTATAGGAGATATTTTTCGTTCATGGATGATATACCAAACATGAATGAGGTGTTTAAAGAGAGTGATGCCATAACTGTCAGACCAGTACGTTTTGACGGAAACGTTAGAGAGCAGTACGCTTACTTCCATAACATTGAAGACCTTGAGATTGTTGAAAAAATTGTAAAGGAAAAGTTTAATGATTATTACAATGCTATGGAATACTTTTTAAATGGAAATATAATGTTCATTTACAACATGTTCATTATGCGTAGAGACGACTTTAAAGAGTATGTGAGGTTTATAAAAGGTGTCCTTGATGAATATATAGACATCATTGGAAATGACATAAAGGCAAGAGTTATGAACAACCAGGATAAATATTTTAAGGATATAAAGGATATGCCTCAGAATGGTACATTTGATTATCAAAAGAGGATAGGTGGCTTCCTTGCTGAAAGATTGACAAACGTTTTCTTCTTGAGACACTTTAATAAAGTGACACCAGTAGAAATTAAGATAACGGAAAATAAGTATAATTTAAAAAACAATACTATATAGTGGCTAATGATAAGTACGATTATCTAATAGTTGGTGCTGGATTGTTTGGTTCTATGTTTGCATTCAAGGCAAAACAAAACGGTAAAAAATGCCTGGTGATAGACAAACGCCCCAATTTGGGTGGGAATCTCTATTGTGAGAATATAGATGGTATCAATGTTCACAAATATGGTCCTCATATATTCCACACATCCAACAAAAAGGTATGGGATTTCGTAAATTCCATAGTGGAGTTCAATCGTTTTACGAATTCTCCTATTGCCAACTATAAGGGTAAGCGGTATAACCTGCCTTTTAACATGAACACCTTCTATCAGATGTGGGGCGTATTGACTCCAGAAGAGGCGAAAGCCAAGATAGAAGAACAGAAGTCTGAAGCTGTAAGTGCTATGAAGGCAGAGGGTGTGACAGAACCTCGTAACCTGGAGGAGCAAGCTTTGATGCTGATAGGTAGGGATATCTATGAAACATTAATCAAAGGCTATACTGAAAAGCAGTGGGGACGTAAATGTACAGAACTGCCAGCTTTCATTATCAAGCGTCTTCCTGTCCGTTTCGTTTACGATAACAACTATTTCAATGACCTGTACCAAGGTATACCAATTGGTGGTTACAATAAGCTTATCGATGGATTGTTGGACGGCATTGAAACCAGGGTTAATGTAGATTTCTTAGAGAACCGCAAGTATTGGGAATCCATTGCTGACAAGATAGTGTATACTGGTGCTATTGATGAATATTTCGATTACAGGCTTGGAAAACTCGAATGGCGTACAGTATCTTTCGAGGAGAAGGTGCTAGATACACCTAACTATCAAGGAAATGCCGTGATGAATTATACTGATTCTGAAACGCCTTATACTAGGATTATTGAGCATAAGCATTTCGAGATGTTTGGACAAAAAATATATGACAGTTCTGTAACTGTTATTACAAGGGAGTTACCATCTGAATATAAGGAAGGAATGGAACGATATTATACAATAAATGATAAGCGAAATAACTTGTTGGCAGAGCAGTATCGCATGCTTGCTGAGAAGGAGAATAATGTGATTTTTGGAGGACGTTTAGGAGAATACAAGTACTATGACATGTCCCCGATAATTGAAAAGATATTAGATTTTGACAATGACAATAATAAAGCGTAAAAGATTTAAGAATATGTTAAGTGTAGAGAAAAGATTGGAAATGAAGATTAACGAACATAAGATGTTGATGAATACTCTTCACGAAATGTTTAGGAAAAACAATGTTCCTGGAAAAACATTGGATATGATGAAGGCTGAAATAAATGAAACTCTTAAGGAAATTGAAGAACTAAGGAAAGAGAATGAACAGCCTACGAAGACCGCAAGTACAAGTATGTTTGATAATATCAAGAAAGACAATACCTGTTGTGGTTCTCCAACCTGTACTTGTCACCATAACTATGATTTGTATGACAATATTGCCAAGAGTAATGAGGCGAAACTAGTTAACCTTGATGCGGCTATCGTGAATACAAATATCCATGATATACTGTTTACTTCTGGATTCGTTGTAGAGCTTGACGACCTTAATATTCCAAGCAATATGGTACAGTTTGTTACTTTCCTTGGCAAGAATAAGATTGAAATTGCGATAAACGATTTCATTACTACTATCTTTGGAAGTAGATACCCTATTCTGTCTGTCATAGAGGGTAACGTTGGAAGAAAGTTCACCATGACAATCAAGCGTATTGACCGAACTGGTGCTATCGTATACAAGGAAAAGTATGTGGGTTGTGAGATAGAAGGTTATTTCAGAAGTTCACTCGAATATACAAAGACAGACCCTAGTCAGATAATGCTTCAAATCAATTTCGATGGCGTAAGCTATGAAACAGCCAATTAAGAAGAAACCGTTAACAAAAAAGAAGACAATAAAGCCGAAACAAAAGTGGCATCACCCCAAGTTCGGTACGTCCAAGTTGGAAGAAGACTTCGCAAGAGACTTTCTGGTTAAACTTGGGGTGAAATTTGTGTGGCAGTTTGAAGCTAAGGATATTGGCAGATTCTATGACTTTTATCTTCCAGAACATAATTTGTTGATTGAAATTGATGGTGGATATTATCATGCAGACCCAAGGATTGTTGACGAGAATAAACTTAGTCCAATGCAGATGAGAAATAAGAGAATCGATGAGTACAAGAATAGGTGGGCACTTGCTCATGGTATACCAATCATCAGAATTTGGGAGAAAGATATACGTGAGAAGCCAATACAGGTATTGAATGAGCTTAAGAAGATTCTAGGTCTACAGCAGACAAAAATGTCCCTCTTAGAAAATAAGAATAAAAGGCATAAGAATAAAATAAAATGAATAAAGAGGAAGGATTCTGGAAACAGACATATCGTTTTATGGATAATGTCAAAGCTTATATGGATGAGATTTATAAGGTAAATTTTGACAATCTTACTGAAAAAGATGTTAAAAAAGTAATAACTTATATCCAGGATGGTATGAATGAGATTATAAAAACAAATTCCTAATATTTATTCATAAACTTTAAGAGTATGAAAGTTACGTTATATTTACCGTATTACGATTATAATGACGGAGAGTTCGACGCTGATGAGTCATACTATGGAGAGGGTGAGTATACCAATGCTGTGTATGATGACTACATGAGGAATAAGGACATTGTAGAGAATACTATGTATCAGTACAAAAACGGCTCTAGGGACGTTTTTACAGGCTCAGATGGTAAGACATACAAGTTCGGTGCAAACGCCCAGCAGAAGGAAGATAAAGTGGCTTATTCGTCATGTGAGGCTAGTCTCTACAATGAGGACGGGGAGGACGAGAGTGTAGATGGTATTATCCAGAAGTTTGCAACCCAGGGTGACTTTGTTGAAATGCTGGAGCTTGACATGGATACGTCGGAGGAGGATTTCGAGACTGAGTATTCCATCTGGAGCAAGGAGCATAAGAAGATTGAAAGCTACAGGGGTAAGGCTGGTGATGCTTGGGTAGCATCAAAACAACCTAAGAGAAACGTTAAGATGCATTTCAAGAATAAGGCAAATGAGGACATCTATGCAATCCTGGAGAACTGTAAGATTATGGATGATTTAGGCGGTGGCACTCTTATCGTTTATGTTGAGAAAATAAGTTTAATTGATAAGATATAAGCTATGGTTAAGGGAAGTTTCATGGAGGAATCAGACTTTAAGAAAGAGTTTGATAAACTCCATAAGCACATGGAAGAGATTCAGAACATGATTAACCGTCTTTCAACACGCATGGATAATGTTGAAAACAGGGTTATCAAGGTAGAAGGTCTAATTGGAAGACTTGATGGAAAAATAAAATAATGAGAAGATATAGTTATGGCAAACAAGAAGAAACTAACAGAGGAGCAGGAGAGCCAGATAAAGATTCTCCTTGCAAATAATGAAATGTTGGAAAAGACAAAGAAGGAAACGAAGGAGAGAGGAAAGAAGATTGACCAGATTGTTCGTGCCCAGCAGGAGGTTATTGACCACATAAACTCAATAGACCCTACTGCCCTTGACAATCCTCAGCAGTATACTGCCACGAAGCCAACAGCCAAGTCAAACGACCTTTTCGGTGATACAGACATGTCGATATTCGACATTCTTAACGAGAGGGAGGCTGAGAAGGAGATTGTTGAGACTCCTCAAGAGACAAAGTTTGCGGAGGTTAAGCAAGAGGAATACGACTTGACACCAAGTGAGTCTGTGGTAAGCACTGAATCCACATTCAGCGACATTGAATCAAATGTACAGTATGACGTTATCCAGTTACCAAGTAACGGACAGTGTTACAAGAGCAAGCTTGACAGAGTACCTGTTGCTTATCTTACTGCGTATGATGAGAATATCATTACGTCGCCAAATCTGTATAAGGACGGACTCGTAATCGATTTCCTTCTGAAGAATAAGATTGTAAACAAGAACATAAACGTTGACGAGCTGGTAAGCGGTGATGCGGATGCTATTATATTGTTCTTGAGAGCAACCAGTTATGGACCTGATTTTCCTATCGTAGTTCGTGACCCAGAGACAGGTGAACAGATTGAGACTACTATCGACCTAACAACGCTTAAACCAAAGGATTTTAAGCTTATAGGAGACGAGAACGGATGGTTTGAGTTCGAGACACCATTGAAGAAGGATAAGATTAAGTTCAGATACCTTACAAGGAAGATGGAGAAACAGATTCAGAAGGTTAATGAACTTGAGAACTATGGCACTAAGGCATATATGCTTGACGAGGAAATAGAAACTCTTAATGCTTCCATGATTGGTGACAAATTCATTGATGATAATGACAAGAAGGTTATCAAAAGTGCCATTAAGGTCATGGAGAAGTGGTCAGAAAAACTCAAGAAGGAGAACGATTCAAGGTTCAACAAGATTATCACAAACTCATTACAGTTCCAAATTATGTCTGTAAACGGGAATACTGACAGGGATTATATCAGAAAGTATATTAATTCAATGCCAGCACGTGATTCACTCATGTTGAGAAGGTATATCAATGAGAATAAGCCTGGAATAGACTTTGACATCGAGGTACAGAGACCAGAGAGCCTTGGAGGTGGCTCATTTAAAACCTTTCTTAATTGGGACGATTCTGTTTTCCTCAATATATCCGACATATGAACAGAATCTTAAAGAGGAGTTATTCGCTTGCCATATGTACGTGAAGATACCATTTGACGTGCTTGAGAACATGCCTATACGTGACAGGAAGTACTACATACACAAGTACAACGAACACATGGAGGCTAGAGCAGCAGCAATGGAAAACTCAAGTTATTCATCGGATATAAATATGTTTACAAATATGAGCCAGGGTGTTACTGGTGATGAAGTGTTTGAATAAAAAAGAAATGCACTAAGTAGTCCTTAGTGCATTTTTTATGTTTTCTATAATGGTAATCATATCTGTTACTGGTCTTATTCTTGCTAGTTCATTACCAGTCCTGCTGTTTGTGAGACCATACTCATTCTTGTAGTTCTGGAATGACCCGCACAGCGTTGTTAAGTCAGCACCAGAAGGTTTCCTCTTTGTTACACGTCTTGGTGACTTCTTCTGGGCAGCAGCCTGCGCCTGTGCCTGTTGCATGTCCTTATTCAGCTTGTTCTTAGTGTAGTAGTCCTGCGTTGTATCTACTGCCGTTTGCCAAACACCATTCATGAGACCTGTTCCCTGGATACCTATATCGTTCATGAAGTTTCCAACCTGTGTTGGGGCGTTCTTTATGAAGTTAGCAGCCTGGTTCTTGAAGCTGTCCCTCTCGTAGGCATTATAGTTAGGGTTATAGATGTTCTTACTGTTCGTAGAAGCTGGTCTTGGAGACGAGTTTCTTGGGGGCATTATTCTGTTAGACCTTATGGCATATACGATATCGGACGCATAGACATACAATGCACTAACGTATTTGAATGAAAGTGGGTTTATGGTTGATAAGTCCATGTTATCAATCCTACCCATTTCAACCTCAAGGTTTGAAGCATATCTGGCAAGTACAGCCCTGTCAATTGCTTCTGATATTATTTGTCTTATATTCATCAGTCTGATATTTGCTATAAATATCACGGACTTCAGAATAATTTGCCGATAATGCGCTTAAACAGACTTGTGTCTTTGTTTTTTGTGTACTCCTTGTCATTAATGGTCTCAGTGATATGCAGACCATAGCTTCTGTTTAAACTCCTAGCCATGCGGATGAACTCTTTACCATGATGAACTTTTGTATCCTCACCAGTGTATGCAAGGTAGTAATGCAGCATTTCATGTACAAGGATGTCACGAAGCTGTGTCGGCTTGTAATTATACCTGTCACTTATCTTAATGACTGGGTTTATAACCTCACCATTGCAGAACTCACACTCGAAGTATCCAAAGTTCTTAGTACTGTGGAATATCACAATCTCTGGCATAGGGAGGGTGTCCTCAAAGAACTCCTCGTTATAATCCATGAAGAGACATTTCAATCTTGACTCGCAGATAATCATAACGGATAGTATTTGTAAAGTAAGTATACGATAACGACGAAAATGACAGTTCCAATCACTCTTCCGATGAGAAACTGGATGTATTCCCATAAGGAGTTGAACTCCCATATAATCCCCCAAACATTCTTATAAAATCTCATTGCAGTAACGTTTAAATTGTTTGACGATGCAAAGTTAAGGAAAAAGATTGGAATATCCAAATTATTAGTGTTAAAAAATTATAAAAGCATCTATTTATATAAAAATTTGATGTAATATGCACGCTATAATAGGTATACTTGGTCAGATAATGAGCCTTCTTGGAGGAGGTATAGCAGGTGGTCTTAAATTAGTATCCAACATATTTGTTGCTGGTGCTAAGATGGCTTTACAGTACCACCAGGAAGCTATCGCTTTCTCTAGGGAAGTCGGTATGTCTGCAAAGCAAGCACAGGCTTA